GGTCCGCGGCAAGCGCGTCTGCGACGGCGGCGATGCCCTCGTTCACGGCGTCCTCCGCGGGTCGGGCCGGTCGAGCCGCGCGACGACCTCGTCGAGCCGCTTGGCGAGCGTCTCGAGGCGGGCGCCCTGCGTGGCGTCGATGATCGCGCCCTGCGCCTGGCTCTTGGCGAGGTCGCCGACGATGCCCTGCAGCTCGCGCACGCGCTCGGCGGTGGCGTTCATCTCGGCCGACCAGCGGCCGCCGAGCCAGATGAGCCCGGCGAACTGCAGCAGGATCGCCGCCAGCTGCAGCATGCCGAGCACGTTCCCGAAGGTGCGTGGGTTGCTTCCGTCGCTCGTCACGTCGCCTCGAGCCTCTTGGTGTGGATGCGGATCAGGACGCCGGAGGAGTCGCACGGCCGCCACTCGGGCGCGCCCGCGAGGTTGACCACCTCGTGACGCTCGCACGTGCCGTCGGGGAGGCGCTCCTCGACCACGTCGCCGCGCTTCGGCAGCGCCGGGATGCCCGAGAGCACGAGGTCGGCGCGCCGGACCACGTAGTCGCGCACGTGGAAGCGCACGATGCCGTGCCCGTCGTCGAGGTCGAAGGACGACCTGCCGACCGTGGCGTCGAGCTCCGCGGCCTCCTGCCCGCGCACGTACGTCACGCGCCTGGACGCGTGCGCCGCGAGCTTGTCGGCCACGAAGGCGGCGGCCCGTGCCATGAGGTCGGGCATGCGCGCCTCACTGGAAGAGCTTCACGAGGACCGTCGCGTCCGCGTCGGCCGCGGCCTTCACGACCTTGCCGATGAGCTTGTTGCCCGTGGCGGTCGCCGTCGCCGTCGACGTGCCGCTCGCCCAGTAGACGGTCGCGCCGACCGCGATCGCGGTGCTGGCGCCGGTCGCCTTGGGGAAGCTGAACACGCCCTCGGTCGCGAGCGCCCCGAGCGTGTTGGCCGGGATGTCCCGCACCGCCACGCCCACGAGGTCCGCCTGCACCACCACCTGACCGGCGCTGACCGCCGAGGCCGGGGTGTGGTCCACGTACTTGCCGTCATGAACGAAAGTCGCCATCTGTCTGGTCTCCTTCAGGGTTGACTGGTTCCATTCCTCGCCGAGCACCGGCTGGCCAGCGGCCATGGATCACGCCCCGGCCATCTTCACGCCGCCGCGCCAGTCCTGGAGCGCCACGCCGAAGTCGAAGTAGCCGCGCATCTGGACGCCGAGCACGTTGAAGTCCGCCTCGGCGCTCTCGACCGTCGGCTGCTCGCGCCCGTTCAGGAACGCGACCTCGATCACCGGCATGTCGGAGGGGTTGGCCAGGAGGTACCACGCCGTCGAGCTGTTGCCCGCCAGCGTCGCGTTCGACAGGTACGCCGAGTAGACGACCCGGTACTTGCCCGCGTGCGGGTTGAGCGTCGGGTACTTCGTGCTCGCCGCCGTGTCGCGCAGCTCCGTCGACGCCATCAGGAGCGCCGCCTTCGCGTTGAGCGCGGTGGGCACGAGGAGGATCTGCGGCGAGATCGCCATCGGCTGGCCGTCGGTGTCCACCTGGTCGAGGAAGAGCTGCTCGGCCGCGGTGAGCGAGTCGATGCCGAAGGCGCTCGTCGCGCCCGAGGCGTAGTTCTTCCGCGCCGTGGTGTAGAAGGAGCCGTTGGCGAGGAAGGCGGCCCAGAAGACCTGGTTGAGCTTCAGCGCCGCGCCGCGGCCGATGCGCGAGGGCACCGCCGAGAGCGCGCCGAGGTCGTCGTTGATGATGTCCTGCCGCGTGAGGCTGAACATCTTGCCGTAGGTCTTCACCTGGTTGGTGAAGCTCTCCTCGCCCGTGTCGCCGTGCTTGAGCTCGCCCGCCGGTCCGACCTCGTCGTAGACGAAGGCGCCGTTCATGCGGTAGCTCGTCACCTGCCGGAAGTCGCTCACCGAGCGCGTCGCGGCCACCGAGCGCCATGCGCCCTCGACGGCGGTGAAGCCCGAGAGCAGGAACTTGTTGGCCACGTTCGAGAAGATGCCCGGCAGGCTGAAGTTCGAGAACGCGGCCTGCAGCACGCCGCGGGTGTCGCCCTTGACCGAGCGGCCCGTGTGGCCACCGGCCCACGCCGCCTCGAGGAGCGCCTCCTGCAGGCCGAGCCCGTGCCGCCAGCGGCGGTCGGCGGCCTCGAGCGTGCGCTCGTCGTAGTGGCGCTCGATCCCGGGAAGCCCGCCCGCCTTGCAGAGCGCGGCCTCGACCACCTCCGGCGACGCGTCGGCGCCGCGGACGTGCGCGGCGGGAGCGCCGGTCAGGGGCCGCGAGGCGCGCAGCACCTCGAGCTCGGCCTTCGTGGCGTCCCATCCGTCGGCGATCGCCTTCGCCTCGATCTCGGCGTGCTGGCCTGCGCATGCCTTGCGGATCGCGCCGATGCGGGCGCTCTCGGCGGCGGCCTCGGCACGCATCTGCGCGGCGATCGAGGGGATCTCGGCGGCGGGTGCCGCGGCCTGTGCGACGTTCTCTGCTTCGGACATCGTGTGTTCCTCTTCGTTTCCTGCGGCCTCGGCCGCGATGCGTGCTTCCGTGCCGTCGTCGGCGCCAAGCGCGACGAAGCTCACCTCACCCAGTACCGACCGGCGCACGATCGACACCGGGCCGTCGAACGTCCGGCCGTTGGCGATCGCCTGCCTTCCCTTGGGGATCTGCTCGGTCTCCGACGCGTAGGCGCCCACGGACGCCTGCCACGGGAAGCCGTTCATCCCCGCCTCGACGATCTCCCGCGCCACCGGCCCGGCGCCGCTCACGACGCCCGCGACCCGCAGCACGCCGTCGACGACCGACACGCCCTCGGTGTGGCCGACGATCAGCGACGGGTTGTGGTCCTTCAGGATCGGGCGCGCCTTGGCGCTCCAGCTGATCCCGGCAAGGTCGATCACCGTCGGGTGCCGCCAGCCTCGCAGCGTCATCGCGCCGCCCGTGTAGGCGTTCATCGAGAACCGCCGCAGCGCGGGCGCGCCTCCCTCGGGCACGGCCTCCGCCTGCAGCATCTCCACCGGCGCGCACAGCGCGAGCTCGGCGGCCTGTCCGTCAGTCGACCTGGTCATCGTTCTCCTCCGCGGGCTGGTCCGCGACGCTTCCCGTGTCCTGTCCCGCAGGTGCCGACGGGGCCGCCGCGATGCCGAGCTCGCGCATCAGCTCGAGCTCGCGCGCGCGCTGGCGCAGCTCCGCCTCCCAGTCCTTGCCCTGCTTGGCGAACTCGCAGGCGAGCGTCGTGGTGTTGTTGGCGAGGCGCGTCGCCTGGGCCGTCGCCTCCTTCGCCGGGTCGACGTGCTCGGTGCCATCCCAGAACCACTGGTGCGGCAGCGACTCGAGCACGCGCACGCGCGGGGGGACGAGCGCCTCGATGAGCTTCGCCTCGTCGAACCACTCCGCGAGCACGCGGTCGAGCACCGTCCGCGCAAGGTGCGCCTGGTCGATCCTGATCGCCCGGTAGTAGGTCTGGTGGTCGAGCCGCCCGCTCGCGTAGTTGTAGCCCGAGCTGTTCCCCGCGGCGACGTTGAAGGGCATGTTCAGGCAGCGGGCGATCTCGTTCAGGATCTCGCGCTTGAACTCGCCGTAGGAGGTCGTCGGCTGCTCGGGCTTGACCTGCGACATCTTCCATCCGGCCGGAAGCGTCAGCAGCGAGTTCGCCTCGAGCTCGATCGTGTCCATCGGCTCGACCGGGTCGGCCTCGCCGTTGGCGGGCGCGTCGGTCTCGACGGTGCCCGCGAAGTTCGCCGCGGTCTCCGCGGCCGAGAGGACGGCGACGGTGTAGCGCCTCAGCTGCGCGAAGAGCGGCAGCGCCGGGACGAGGTCGGGAATCCCACGGCTCTGCTCGGGCCGCGCGCCCAGGTAGTAGTGCAGGACCTTCGCGGCAGGCAGGGTCTCGTGGGATGCGTTCCCGCTCCGGTCGCCCGGGTGCTCCACCATGACGCGGTAGGCCACGGGGTTGCCGAAGGAGTCGTAGACGATGCCGTCGACCTCCGTCGGCGTGAGCGCGCCCCAGTGGGGGCTGGCGACGCGGTCGGCCTCGACGAGCGCGAGGTCGAGCTTCACCGGGCCGGGCACGGCGGGGTTCGACACGAGCTTCGCGAAGCACTCGCCCGAGTGGGCGCGCGCCATGCGCATCGTGCGGAGCCGGTCGGCCAGGTTGGTGGAGAGCGCCCACGCGGCGAAGGCCTGCTCGATGGCGTTGTTCGCCTCGGGGTCGTCGGTGAGCACCTGCAGGCGCGGGCCGGTGCCGACGACGTCGTTGGCGAGCGTCGCGACGATGCCCGCGGCGTAGCTGTTGTTGGCGGCCTCGTAGCGGGCGCGGTTGCGGAGGATCCGGCGCACCTCGGGCGAGGCCGCGGCGTCGGCGGAGAGCCCGTCGGCGTTCGCCCAGTGCTTGCGGTTGGCGTCGGTGGTCGCGGCGGCGTCGTAGCGGGCGCGGATCAGGTTCGTGCGCGGCGCTGCGGACGCCTTGCGGCCGAGGATGGAGTCGAGCCAGCCCATCAGGCCGGTCCCCCCATGCCGGGCGGGACGATGCGGGAGATGCG